CTCCCTCGTGAAAATACTTTGTGTTAAAAATATCTTCACTGAACTTGGATCGGAACTGTGGATTGCGATTTGATTTAAACACTATTTCACCTATTCATTATAACGGAGTTCGAGGATTAGTTGAGCGTAGTGAATAGCCTTTTCCACATCCTTTTTCCCTTCTCCCTTTTTTCGATGTCGGGTAATATACTTTATCACATTCCCCTCAAGATAGTCAAGGCTATTCTGAAATATATATTCTACTGGCTGAATAACACAATCTTTATAGTGCTGCCCTCCTACTTGTTTGTTCGTAGCATGATCCTCTTTCATTCTTCGAAGGTAGTAATTATATGTTCCTTCCCTATTCGATTGGTCACTCTCTACCTCAGAACTCCCCTTATGGGGAGAACCAGTATCATAAGATGATGTTAATTTTTCTTCTGACTTCATCTATATCTCCTGATTTAATAACATTAAATGTAAAGGTTCGAACCATCCCCGGCTCAAGCCCTGCGAGCGTACAAGTATCCTCAAAATTTTCACACGTTACACCAATAGAAGAAAAGACCCAAGCATGGGCCTGATCTCTTTGTAGTTTTATGTTACTACTCTCTTGAATAACTTCAGGCTTAATAAGATCAATGATAGCCTGTAGAATTACTGCTAGATACAGACTCCTAATAGGATCTTTCCGAGTCACACTACAAAGAGATTCAAAATCTATACTGTTATTCAACTGGTTCCTGAACAGGCCTATAAAACTTACCACCTATATAATTATTATAATAAGCAGGGTCGCCTATTCCCTCTAGTTTTGCAGTTAACACATGATTAATAAATTGGTAATAACATTCGTAATATCTCAGGCTTCTTTTATTTTTGTACTCTCCAATAATCTCAAAGTGGAATTGGCTCTTTCCTAGTTCTTTAATTTCTTCGTTCAGAGTTTTACTTGATCCGGTATATACCCTCCAGTCCGACTCAACTTTCTTTTTGTTTTTCTTAACAAAGTATTGCTTACATCCTATGTAAGCTCTCTTAGTTTTCTTTCGAGTTATAATATAAACAAATCCAAAATTATTCTTGGTGTCCAGTTCTTCGGCATACTTCCAGTGCATTACCAGTCCATCACTTCTTTTACGTCAGGCTCTTTCCCAACTTGTGTAAGAAATCTTTTGCCCCCTGCATACTGGAATACACGAAGACCCCTCCCCTGGTTAGCATCCTTCCAACACTCTGATTTGTGGCCACAGTAAACACAACCAACAGAAAGCCTATGATTACCAGACTTCCCATCAGGCACACTAGGATAACACTGATCAGGAATTCGGCTATCTGTAACCATCTCTTTAAGATAATCCACCCTCTGTTTAACATTGATCATCTCCATTTGATGTACGTGCGTCAGACATATTTCTCCTGTAGATTTATTTATAGCCAGAAAGGCCGCTCGGTTAACCCCATTAGCATGAGCATAGGCTGATATCTGAGGAATATATCCAAATGGATCGTCCTCATTAAGTTTATTGTGCTTGAACTTGTTAAAGCCAGGACCACTGGCAGACTTACAGTCAACCAGAACACCATCAATCATAGCATCCTGATGCCCCACTACCCCTTCCACTTCAACTTCTTTTTGTTGATCGGTAACCTTGTGACCCGAGACAGAGGCACAAAGAAGGAGTAGCTCTTCCAAGATATATCCGTATAAAAACTTTATCTTAGTAGAGGGCTGAAGCTGAACATCGGTCAGGGGTTTGTTGAGGTCGTACCAGAGCTGCCTGTTTGGTTTACCAATAGCAGATAGTCGGAGGTTGGCACGATCTCTAGGTTTCTCATATAAGAATTCTTTGATGTGAACCTTGAGCATATCACCAAAAGTATCTATATGCTTGTCTACTTCCTCTTCATCCATGTCAATAGGAGCAAGGGTAAAAAGATTATAGATATCTTCAACTAATGTTTCAATCTGTTTCATGAGAATAAGGGGGTGCCACAATGAAAATCAAAGTGACACCCCTCTCCTTTCTAGTTATTAAAAGGGCACTGCCTCTTCTTGCACATAGCCTCCTTCTACTGGTTTAAAGTCTTCGTTATCTCTGGTGTACTCAATGAAGTCCACCACCTGTACTGCCGACAAGTCAGCAGAAACTCCTGATTTACCAGCGTAGTTCCAATTGTAAGGAACGGCCTTAACATTTACTGTGCTACCATTGGCAATCAGCTTACCATTCCAAGTATTATTCTGAGAGTCTTTTATAAAGGGAGCGGCACGTTGACTACCATCAGCACGTAAAACTTTACGCTTAATGGTAACAAAATCCCCCCGGTCATCGCCTTTGTTGTTAATGGGAAGATTGGCTCCTTCGATAACAGATCGGTTGTTATCATCAACCTCAACCTGAATAGACCAAACCGGTTCAAACTTAGTGTTCGGCTCGGTGATTGATGCGTAGTGGCACTTGCCGGTAATATAAATTGGATCGTTCATTCTGTTCTCCTTTAAAACACTGCACCCTTGCAGCCACGAATGGGGACCATCCCCAAACTAATCTACGCTCTATGGTACTACTTCGTACTACCACAGATCTTGATTAGGTACTACTAACTAAGCAACGAGTGAATTATACCATGCCCCTATCCAAGAGTCAAGAACTTTAATGCGTCTCGGACCAATTATTTCCAACTTTAAAATTGGAGTCGAGCATACAATTGAGGTTCAATATCTTTTCTGTGGATTGAATGGCCTCTCTAGTTATCTCAGTGAAGGGTTTAATGTCAGGATTGGCCACCTCAAACTGATACTCATCGTGGACTGATGCTACTAACTTAGCGTCCAGTCCCGATCTTTTTATTCTCTTATCCATTTCTACGAGCCATTGTTTACAAACAACCGCCCCAGCTCCCTGAATAAGAGTATTTAAAGCAGCATGTTCTGATCTAATATGTAGTCTTCGGCCATCCAAGCCCTTGATTAGACCGCTCTGGGCTGCTTCCTGTACGTTAGTTCGGAGTGCCTTCAGGGCTGGAATATTCTTTAGAAATTTTTCTATTAATGAACGCCCCGCCTGAGAAGAACCTCCGACTATCTTTCCTATCTTAGCTGGCCCCGCTCCGTAGAGAAAGGCATAGATAAAAGTCTTTGCCTGATCTCTTGTTTTAAGACCAGCCGCCTTCTGATTAGCTGTATGTATATCTCCTGTAAGAACTTCTTTTGTAAAGCTTTCATTATCCAGATAGTGTGCCAGACATCGAAGCTCTAGTCCACTCGCATCGGTGCCCACCAGCTTGTGTGTTTCCGGGTTTGATACTGTCCAGAGGGATCGACACTCCTTGCCGTAAGGACTATACACCGCTGGGACTTGGGCCATGTTAGGCTTGTGGTGCGCCATACGCCCCGTAATAGTTCGAAGAGTAAGAACCTTACCGTGGACCCGACCATCCTCCTGACACTCCTGTATCCATGCCTTAAGAAGGCCAGTACGTTTTTGTAATAGAAAGTATCTACTGAACATTTGAGCTTCGGGCATCCCCGAAATCTTAGAGAGAACCTCCTCATTAATGATAACATTACCCTTATCTGTATACTTCTTGGGCTTCCACCCCTTCTCTACCAAGCGTTCAGCAATCTGTTTTCTACTGGCAATATTAAATGGGATGTGTTTAACCTTGGTTTTTAACTGAACTTCTATGGGTTCAAACATTGCATTGGCTTGAGATTCAAGCTGGCGTTGTTCGTCCTCCAACCTAGCCAAGAGAAGCTGCCCCTCCATAAGATTAAAGGCAAAGCCATTCTCTTGTTGTTTATCTACTATTATTCTTATCTGACGTTCCAGATTATATGCTTGAGGGTTAAAGGTTCTTCCCTCTTCTTCAAGACTGATACCAAGCTTCCGGGTAATCTCAGTGTCACGCAGACAGTAATTCAACATCTCCTTACTGTACTGATTAAACTCAGTGAACTCACCCTTGACATAGTTAAGTCTCTCTCCCCATGCTGCTAGAGAATGTCCCCCGTCTCGAACAGGGTTATACAGTTGGGATTCAATTAATGTATCCCTAATCTTGGTGG